AGATCCCCGTACCCCAGTGGACATATTTGGCGTACGGCATTCCCACGTAGACCAGACCAACGATACTCGAACCTTCCTCCACGGCTGGCAGGAACTTCGTGCTCCTTGTCAGATTGTGGCTCCGGTTGATATAGGCGTGGTTCTCTCGGGCAGAGGTACTGATGGTATCGGTGCACCAGTTGATGGCAATCATCATCTTGGCCTTGATGGCGTCGGTCACTTTCGCAATCTCAGCCTCTGGAATCGTGAACGTGATATCAAAGGACGCCACTGAGTTCAACCTCCTTGTGGGTCTCATAGTCGCGGACCCGCACGACGTCGTAGGAGGTGCCCGCGACGACGATGCGGTTGCCGACGGCCACGATGGTCGCTGGACTCTCGCTATCGATATAGAGGACATTGGTCACGTTGATGCCGGCCCCCTCTTCATACCTGGTCAGACTCATACTGGCAGGCACCAACGGACCTTCACTCACGGCGACGGGCGACCATGTTGGCGTCTGCCTGCCGTCGGCAAGGGTCTGGAAGATCGCTGCCTGCAACGTGAAGGCTTTCACGTATGGGTCGAACATGCTCAGGTAGCTCACAGTTGCGTCTCTCCCTCGTCCAGCTCGTCGTCCGGTTCGTCGTGGTAGAGACGGACCATGCCGCCCCTGCTTTTCGACAGAGATGCGATGGCGGCCAGGACGCCCTCGTTCGAATAACTGATGCCGCCGATCGAACGGGCAACCGCGACCGTGCCGATAAGCGCCCGCAGGCACGCGATGGCGCAGCCGGTGGTGTCATAGACCGTCACGCCTTCGCTGTCGACCGTACTATAGCCGGCGAGCAGCGTCATGACCTGTTCATCGGTCAGATTGCCCGAGATCAGCAGCGACTTGGCCTTGACGGCGGCGACCGCGGTATTCTCGATCATTTCTTCGTCGCCATGAGCAGTTCCTTGCACCGCTGCTTGATGGCAGGATCACGGTAGAGGGACGCCGCCCACTCGATATACGTCCGGTCGGTTGTGATCACTTCCTCCGGCGTCTCGCCTGGATGCGACTTGCCACCAAAGACCAGCATGGGTTGCCCTGTGACCTCTGGCTCGGCTGCCGCATGATTCTCTGTCTCGGGAGCCTTCGTCACGACAGGTGCCTGAGGAGAGGGCACGGATGGACCCGGAACATACGCAAGCCCCCTGGTCACCCAGCGTTCGGCAAGGTCGGCAGGCAGATCGTAGATCTCTCCGCCCCGGTATTCCGCATGTGGTCTGTTCATACATACTTTCATAGTGTCCTCGTATGGGGGCGGTTCTTCGCCGCCCCCGGATAGTTGCTAGGCGTCGACCGCATACCAGAGGTCGACGGGTTTGGTGCCGTCCAGCATTCCGGCTGGCGCGTACGTGTTGTTCGCCAGAACCGTGGCGCTGGTCACCATCGTACCGGCGTCGACCGTGCTGTTGAAGGAAAACTTCGAGAGCGGCACGCCATACTTCAGGAGATGAATGAGACCGAGTACATCGCCAAGGACGAACGCGCAGGTGTGTGTTCCTGCGGGATATACGAAGGATACGAACGACTTGAATGCCTTCGCCCCCACGATTGGAGTAGTACCTGACAGCGTGAAGTCCTCGTAGATGGCGTTGCCCGCGGCGTTAAGTCCATTGACCCTGACGACCTCGTTCGCACCTGCGTTCCCAGTCAGCACGATGTTTCGAGGCACGTCAGGCTGGACAAGAAACGTAGTTGTTGGAGTCAGAACTGTCGGGGTCGTGAGAGTAACTGTCGCTGCAGGGGAAAGAGTTGACCCCAGCACAGGATGCTGGTGGTAGTGCGCGATCCAGGAGAGCAGCTCAGGCGTCGTGCCCTGCTCTCCCTGAATCTTCTGGTTGGCGGACGCTTTCACTGGATAGAGGCTCACATCCGCCTCCCTATGCCAGCAGGAGTCCGAACGCGCAGCGGCTCGCCTTCGTCGGCTGTACCCGATTGATGGGGTTAGGAAGAGCCCAGCCCAGGCGCAGCACGCACTTAAGCGCCACCATGTCCTTCTGCGCCAGCGAGAGGGTCGTGTCCCCGGCAACGTTGGTCAGGGTCGCTTCCTTCAGGATGGAGAAGGTCATGTCTTTGCGGTAGGTCCAGCGAGCCTGCTTCCAGTCACCGGCGATCATGAGACCGCTGTTGGCGGACGCCACGGCACCCAGCATATCGAACAGCATGGACTCGCCGTCGAACTCGTAGCCGGTTCCCTGGCCGGGAGTGCGGTTGAAGATAGGAACACCCATACTGTCGCGGGCAGCACGGATCGCTGCCTTCATGGTGGGTGCAGCGATGGTTCCGTTGACCAAATAGCCCTCGGCCTCCATCTTGCTGAAGAGACCGGTCGCCCCGAGCACGGCGTCGTAGAGGTCGTCAAAGGCGGCCAGTGAGACGACATTGCTTGCGGCGAGAGCTGTGGTGTAGAGACCAGCCGGCCAGTTGGTGGGCTTGGCGGTCCCGTGGATGATGGCGGCGTCGATCTTGACGGCGAAGGCTTCGGCGATGGCGGGAACGAGCTCCGCCTCCAGGTCGAAGTCGGAGTCCTCGATGTCGTCCACGGAGATGGGGACGATGACGCCCACCTTCTCCATGTACATGTTCACGGACTCCCACGCGGCGTTGCTGACTGGGATGTTCTCACCGAGATCGGTGGTGCCGCCCTCGACGAAGTCTGCGGTGATCGCGGCCGAGTTGCACGGGATGATGAGCTTCTTCGTCGTCACCGTCGGGCGCTTGGTCATGAGCTGCAGCGTGCTTGCCTTCTGGACGATCTGCGTCGCGATCTCGGGACTCAGTTCGTCCTGGAGCGTGGCGAGCGCGTCGTTGTGGTGTATTGCATTGGCAAATGCCATTGATTACTCCTTCTCCACGTTACCCGTGGATAGCTTCCTGGAGGGCGTCCACGAGACGGTGCTTCTTCTCGCCGCCTTCATCTCCGCCACCTCCGCCACCGGCTCCCATGTGGTATCCGGAACCGGTCTGTCCTACTAGGTAGGTCTTCTCCTTCAGCAACGACTGCACCGAGTCCTTGACGCCAACAACAAGGCCGTCCGCTCCGACCGTGAGCTTGCTCTTGTCAAGCAGGGCCACAACCGCAGCAGGGTCAACGGCACCGGCAGCCTGAGCTGCCATGACGATGGCGTTGGTGATCGTCGCGTTCTGGAGTTGCTGCTTCATGACGGCGATATCCTTGTCCTTGGCGTCGGCAAGGTCTTTCCACTTGCCCTGTTCCGCCAAGGCCTTTTCGTCGGCTGTCTTCTTGTCCTGCGCGATCTTGTCGAGCTGTGCCTGCGCGTCAGCCGCTCTCTTCTCAGCAGCTGCCTTCTGCTGGTTCACTTCGGCAAACCGCTCGTAGGGAATCGTCGGTTCATGCTTCTCTTCGGCACCTATCTCCGCTTTTACGACTGGCGTCGGAGTGCCGGCTGGATTCTCTTCGCCTGGTGCAAAGTACCTACTCATCATGTCAGGCTCCTTTTACGTCTTAACGCCGACGCGGCGAATAGGGCTATTTCCCATGACTCTTCTTTGCCTTCCTTGCGACAGAGAGGGCGATAGCGATGGCTTGCTTATGGGAACGCCCAGCCCTCAGCTCCGTCTTGATATTCGCGCCAACAGACCTGGCTCCATATCCTTTCTTCAGTGGCATCTCAATCTCCTTTCTTCACCTCGAATCTTCCATCAGCCAGAATGTCCCCTGATCCGCACAGGCGGGCCTCTGCGTCGACTGCCCGCTTGCGCCAAGTATTCATGTCGTCGAGAACCTTCAGATAGGCAGACATCGGCACGGTCGCCTCTGGTGAGGAAAGAAAACCATGTGTCTGGTTCTCTCTGGATTTCTTCGCTTGCCGAGCACGGAAAACCGCCATCTTCTCACTCATAATGTCTTCAGTGCCGTGACCATCTCGTCGGCCGTTGGCAGCACGTCGTTCCACGAGTCGACACAGAACGGGTGATAGGGTGCCAAATCTGCACCCTCCTTGGGGACAATCACCCTCGTTCCGGGTAGCCCAATAGCCGTATTACAACGCTCGCACGTCGGGTCGCCGTCCTCGCCACGCACAAGTTCGACTTTATCTATGAACGGCATGGCGTCCGTGATGGCCTTGCGGTCACAGGTCCACGCCGTATTGACCTCGTTGACGTAGAGACGCCGGACGTTGAACGCGAGATTATCCTTACCCTTTTCCGTGAGCGATGCCGCCAGCTTCTCTTCGAGCTGCTTGAACGACCAGCTCTCGTTGACCGACTGCGTGATCACGTCTGTGATGGTGTGCTGTGCGCCGTCGGCATAGTTCCACAAGGCCCTTGAGAGAGAGAACCCCTCCGTCTCTCTCCACTTCTTGACTTCGGCCAAGGCGACGGAATCGAACCCGCCGCCGAGGATATAGCCGAGCGCCTGTTGCCACGGTGCAGGAAGGGCGACGGGATATTGGGCGAGATACACTTTGTAGCTCTCTGCCTGGTACTTGTCCGCCAATGTCAGCACCTGTTTGACGAGGCTGTCGCACATCCGCACACCCTGAATGGCAGCCCATGAGGTGAGCGCGTCGAGTGCCGTCCGTCCTGTCTGCGTCGTGAGCACCTTGCCGCCCTGACGAGCGAGCGCCGTCGCCTGCTCCACGTAGGCATCCAGATATACCTGTGTATGCTGTTCAGCGATGTTGAGGAGTTCGTTCATGAGGCTCCAATAGGCGGCACGATGGTCGGCAGTTTGAAGATCGAGGTCGCTGCCTGCCGCTGCTCTTCCTGACGTTCGGCGATGATGGTATCGATCTGCGTCTGGTTCATGCCCTGGCGGCGCAGGAGCTCCGCCTGTGAGATCGCACCGGCGGCAAAGAGCTTGAGGTCAGTATCGATGTTTGATTGGACAAACGGCTCTTCCCACTCCACGTGTACCGGAATGATGTTCCCGGTCCGCACTTTCAGAATGAGTTGAAATACGCGCGCCCAGGCAGAACCGAGCACGGTCTGGGCTTCATAGACCTTGTCGATGAGTGGCCCGCTCATTTCCTGCATCGCCACGCCGGAGGGGACCGCTTTCGGGTCCAGATAGCTCATGGGCGTGCGCGTCACCCGTGCCAGGTGGTCGATGCGCTTGTCGACGGAGTTCCACATGTCGTCCATTTTCTGCGGAGGGATGACAGTGATGCTGGCATTCTCGTTGTCGAAGAACCATGCCGCCCATGCCTCGCGCGACAGACCTTTGCCGTCGTTGTACTTGTCGAAGTCGACGCCCGCGATCGCGATCTGCTGGCCTCCGTTGAAGTACGAACGGATCATCGCGTCCTGGACCAGGCGGTTGATATCCTCCTGGATCGGCAGGGCGTTCTCCAGCTCCGACGTGCCGAAGGGACTGAGCCCAATCTTGTTGCGGAAGTGGACGACCGGGATGACGCCGAGGTCGTTCTTCACGATGCCGGGGAGGCCGTCGAACGTCCAGTCGCGCCATTTGTCCCCGTCGCCCGAGACGCTGTACTGTCGGTGGATGGTCGCGGCCGTCATAATGTCGCGCCGGATGACCGGCTTTCCGGTGTACTGGGTTCCCAGTTCTTCTTCATACCACTGGTGGGTGCATCGAATCGGCAGGAGTTTGTCTGTCGGCGAGTAGACCATATCGGTGTCCTGCGCGGCCAATGTCCGGACAAAGGCGTGTTTGGTCGCCTTGTTCAGGGCGTCATACTCCGGCCAGATCATCATGTACCCGTCGGCGTCAATGGCCGTGACGCGGTGGACCTCCGTGCTTTGCAGCTCGAGCTGGTTGTATTCGTATTCTTCCACGAGGATCTGCTGGTCTGTCTCGTTGTCAGCGGTATAGCTCTTGAGATCGAGTTTGCTGACCATGGCGTCCACGACAGCCGCGCACAGGTTGGTCCGGATCCCGAGGCGATTGGCCAACTCTTCCCGCACCTTGAGTGGCAGGTAGATGCGATAGACACCGTCATAGGCGTTCTCGTAGAGCGGGAGCATATCCTTGGCCGCCTGGACACTCCGGGCTTCGGAACGCACGAATGCATCCTCGACCAGATTCAAAACGTCACCCATTATGCCCTCCATGGCTCTGTCTCTGTGCGTTGGCCTGCGTGAAGCACCCGTCGGCGGTGTCGTACAGGTCGTCATGCGCGCCGACGCCGAGCACGCTCATCTCGTCCAGGAACGCTTCGTTCCATGGCGCGGCCACAAGACAGACGTTGCCCGCCTCGGCAGCAGCCAGGAAAGCCTTGCCGCGCTCGAACTTGTTGCCCGTGACCTTGTCGCCGTGAAAGTCATAGCCAGCGAGGACATGACGGGCGTAGTTGTCGATGGTATTGACGCCCGAGCTGCCCGGCTCCTGCTCCATCCAGATAGCCAAGTGCACCTTGCGTGCAAGCACGTACTCCGTATCCAGCTGAGCGCACTGCTTGACCAGCTCTTCGACGTGCATGGGGCTGAGGCGGTCACGCGTCATGTGCAGGATGTAGAAAACGCCCTCGAGCATACCGCCCAGGCAGGACGCGGTATAGTCCGGGTCCTTGCCGGGTCGCACTTCGGTGGCGGCCAGGTCCCAGCGGCGGAGGAGTTGCTTGATGTCGGCGGGCGCAGCGGGTACGATCTTGAACCATTCCCTCTTCGCCAGGGCCCCTTCACGCGGGACTGGGTTCTGTTGGTACTGGGCAGCGAAGCCATAGGAACCCAGGCGTTCCTTTTCGGCAGCCAGCTCCGCAGGTCCTTCACGTTCGGGCCAGAGCAGGTCACCTGTCTTACGCTCAATGACGCGGTTCGAGATGGGGAACACGATGCGCTCATCCTGTTCGGCTTCTGCTGGGATTTCGACGAACGTCCAGTTGTCCTGGGCGCACGTCGCCCGGATATGGCCGATGAGATCCTGCGTAT